TGTAAATGAGACGGTACGGGTTGCATCTGAAGCAGCAGGTATGGATATTGCTAAATTGATGGACCCTGACAATCCAGCAGTCGATCAAGAGTTTGACCGTATGTTGGCAGCAGCTGATATGCGCGTTGAGCAACAGGCAATGCAGCAGTTGCAGGCAATCCCTGAAATTATCAAACAGGCTACTCAGGTTCTTCAGTCCTTCCAAGCCCCGCCGCCGATGGACCCAAGCCAAGTAGCTATGCAAATCCAGACAGCTGAAACGCAACGTCGCGCACAGGCTGATCAGGTAAGAGCGCAGATAGATCAGGCAAAGATTGCGGCAACGACGCAAATGAAGACTGCGGAAATTCAGTCAAAGGAACAGATAAACCGTGAGGACAACCAAACGGCGATGCTGATTGCTGCGTCTGAAATTGAGCAGGGTCATAGGACCAATATTAAAAATGGCGCTTCATTAATGAAAGGTAGTTAATTATGGACGGTGCAATCAACCAGCATAAGAAAATGGCAATGGGCAAAGCTATCCCGCAGCCAAAAGGTAAAAACACTCCTTTTAAAAAGGGTGGTATGCCAAAATTTGAAGGCAGCGCTATGGATATGGCTCAAGACAAGAAGCTCGCAAAGAAGAGCGGTATGTCTATGAAGGCATATGAAAAGTCACCAATGGATGCAAAGCACGACCGCCAGAAGTCTATGAAAGGACTTAAGCGTGGTGGTAAGGCTTTCTGAAGTACCACTAATTGAGCGGGTGCTACTCGCGCTGAAGGAAGAGCAAAGATCATTTGCCGAGAGTTCATTGAGTAGCCCCGCACAACGAGACGCCTTTGAGTATGGGCGTGTGACCGGACACTTCTCCGGAGTAAAGAAGGCTATCTCAATTATTGAAGATAGCTTGAACTATGATAGCGAGGATGACGATCATGGCTATAGCCGCCGTGGTGAAACTCGATTCACAATCAGGGATTGATGAAGCGTTTCCCAATATAAACTTTGGCATTAAGCCAACTGGTTCCCGTGTTTTAGTACAGATACGGAGGCCAAAAACAAAAACAGCTGGTGGTATTCTTCTTTCAGATTATTCTAAAGATGCGGAACAGGATAACACTCAGGTGGCAAAGGTAGTAGCGGTTGGGCCACTATCTTTTAGGAATCGCGGCACGATGGAATTGTGGCCGGAAGGGGCTTGGTACAAAGCAGGTGACTTTGTGTTTGTTCCAAAGTATGCTGGATCACGTTGGCGTCGGGATATCCCCGGTGAAAAGGGTGAAAAGGTGGAGTTCGTGATCTTTAATGATCTCGATATTGTTGGCACGGTTGATGGCGATCCTACCGCCATTCAAGCCCATATTTAATGGGGGGATGAATCATGTCTGACAAAGAACATCTGATTGAAGACGACGAAGACGACATTGAAATCATCGAGATTGAAGAAGATCAAGATGACGATAATGATGGCGATGATGACCGCTTGGAATCTGATCAGCGCGATGCGCAAGATGAAAGCGGTGAAGGTGAAGAAACAAACGCCAGACAACTGCGTCGTAAACGCCAAAAAGAACGCCAGCGTGAAAACATAAAGAAAACGCGGGAGGAAAATACTGTTCTTCTGCGTGAGCTTGTGGAGGCAAAAGAACGCCTCGTTGCGCTAGAATCACGCAATGTTCAATCTGACTCTCAAACTGCTAATCAACGGTATCAATGGGCTTTGCAGCAAATTGAACAAGCTGAACAGCAACTCAAAGAGGCATTTGAAACCGGAGACGGTGACAAGGCTATCAAAGCCCAGCGCCTCCGAGAACAAAGCGTTAGAGCTGCTTATGAAGCTGAAGAGCTGAAAAAGAAGCTAAACAATCCTCAACTGCAAAAGAAGTCTTCTGTCTTAGACCCAATGACGGAAAACCATGCTGAGCAGTGGATGCGGAAAAACCCTTGGTTCAATCCTTCTGGAGAGGACGAGGATTCCGCTGTCGCCCGTGCAATTGACGAAGCATGGGCGCGTGAAGCTCAGAAGAGTGGCGTCAGCCCTTCTTCAGAGCATTATTGGGACGAGCTTGATACGCGTGTGAAACGTAGACTTGGAAAAGTTGGCGTTGACCGGGAGCGTAGAAGGGCGGCCCCGCCCGTTACTGGACGTGGAGATTCTCTACGCCCATCAACGAGTGACAAAGAGGTTATTGTCTCGCCTGCACGGAAAGAGGCTTTAATGAAGATGAACGCTTGGGATGATAAACTCATCAGAAATCGTTATCTAAAAGCCTACCGTAATTATGACAGACAAAACCAGCGTTGAGCTTCATAGGAGGATAATATGTCAAATGAGAAACTGAATAAAGGCGTCGATGAGAATCGCGTCTCCCGCAATATGGAAGACCGTGAAATTACTGAAAACCGCACGTTTACAGATAATGATCGACTTTCCATGTTTAGGCAGCAGTTTTTTCAATCCGCACTTCCGGACTTGCCGGAAATCCCCGGATATCACGTCTGTTGGCTCACAACCACAAACCCACGCGACTCTATTCATTCTCGTCGCTCCCTTGGATACACTCCAGTTGAACCCCATGATGTACCCGGTTGGGATCACGCATCAGTTAAAACGGGGGAATATGTTGGCTGTATCGGGGTGAATGAAATGGTGGCTTTTAAACTGCCTATGAAACTCTATGAGGTTTATATGCACGAAGCCCACTATGAGCGGCCACGGGCAGAAGAGGGTAAGCTTGCTGACACTGCGGATTTCATCCGTAGTCAGGCTAAGCAACAGGGTAGTGACGTGTATGAAGGTGATGGCTTGTCAGAAATGCGGTCCCCAATGAGTCGCTAAGACTCTCCGCAACCAAACAGAAGGTAGAAGCAAATGTCTTCATCTGCAACTCCGTTTGGCCTCCGTCCGATCTATTCCCCATCGGGTGTAGTTCGTCCGTTCTCCGGCCAAATTAAAACAGGCTATTCCACGGATATTTTCCAGCAACAGCCTTGCCGCTATGGCATTTCCGGTGATGCCGGAAGTGTCGAGGGTTACATTGTTCCATCAGCTGCTGGTGAAGCAATGATTGGCACATTTATGGGCGTCGAGTTTGTTGACTCGACAGGCCGTCAGCGTGTCTCAAACTACTGGCCTGCTTCAACGGCGGGAACCGAGATCATTGCCTATTTCACAATGGACCCTACCATTGTCTATGAAATTCAGGGCAATGCGTCATTGGTGATTGCCAACATTGGCGGTCAGTACAACATCAACACGGCCACTGGCACTACGCCTCTTGGTCTTTCAACGACGGCTCTGGATGTATCGTCAAGCACCACTAACGCGCAGCTGCGTGTTATAGGTCTTTCTCAATACGTCGATAATGCTTTTGGTGATGCCTACACAATTGTGCAGGTTCAGATTGCCAAGCATCAGAACGTCGCAACCATTGCTGCCTATTAAGGAGGGCTTGAATTATGGCATTACCAATGCGCAGTACAGACTTTAGGTCTGTAGTCGAGCCAATCCTCAGTGAAACATTTGATGGCATTTATAGCACCCGCAAGGATGAATATGCCCAAGTTTTCAAAGAAGAGCGTGGCATTCCCCGCAACTATCATGAAGAGCCAGTCTTGTACGGCTTTGGCGCTGCCCCAGAACTTCCTGATGGCACTGCTGTAACGTACCAGAGCGGTGGCGTTCTGTTCCTTGCCCGATACACCTACCGTGTATATGGCTTGGCATTTGCGCTCACCAAGGTTCTCGTCGAGGACGGTGATCATATCTCGATTGGCCGCACCTACGCCGAGCATCTTGCTCGCTCTCTCATCGAGACGAAGGAAACCCTTGGAGCTAACATCCTCAACCGTGCGTTTACGGGTGGTTATGTTGGCGGCGACGGCGTGACGCTCGTTAACACGGCTCACCCTATTGCCAACGGTCAGACCTTCTCTAACCAGCTTTCCACGTCGGCTGCACTCTCGCAGACCTCGTTGGAGCAGATTCTCATTCAGATTCGTCAGGCTGTTGACAACAACGGCAAGAAGATTCGTCTTGAGCCTAAGAAGCTGGTTGTGTCTCCTTCAAACTTCTTCCAGTCGGAAGTTCTCTTGAAGTCGGCACTCCGCACTGGGACCAACAACAACGACATCAACCCGTTGACCACAACGGGCGTATTGTCGGGTGGTTGTGCCAACCTGTCGCGTCTTACCTCAAACACCGCATGGTGGGTTGAGACTGACGCTCCAGAAGGCTTGAAGCTCCTCATGCGTCGTCCGCTTGAAAAGAGCATGGAAGGCGACTTTGAGACTGACTCAATGCGCTACAAGGCCACGGAGCGTTACATCTTTGGATGGACCGATCCACGCGGTGTCTACGGCACAACGGGTCTGTAAATAAATTCTGGGGTCAGCTTAAAACTGGCCCCAGTTTTTTGACTATTACCTGCAATTGGTGCATTATATCCAAATCTGAAACGGTCAAGCTTTTCAAGGAGAAGACCAATGGGACAACAAAGTGACGATCTCTGGATGGGTAATGCTGAAGGCCCACAGACAAATGGCTGGGCAAGCTCCGGCAATCCGGGCGTAATTGGTGAGGGCGTAGGCCCACTAGGCCGCGTATACGTTTTTGATATTTTGCCAGTTGCACTTGCAGCTACAGCAGTTTGCGCTGCACAGGCTGTTGCCGGGGCTGGAAATGCCACAATCAATGGCACATTGGCCACAAGCGGCACAGCAACATTTGACTATGCTCGCGTTTTTACAATTGTTACGTCAAATGCTGGAAACACAACGCAGACCGTAACAATTACTGGTACTGACTATTATGGCCAGACTCAGACACAGACGTTAACGTGCAATGGTGTAACAACCGTAACCAGCACTAAAACTTTCAAAACTATAACCCGTGTTGCTGTTTCAGCTGCTTTGACTGGCAACCTGTCAGTTGGTTCAGGTGACGTGTTTGGCTTACCATACGCTGTGACAGATGCTGGTTATTTGCTCCGCACAGGATGGAGCAGTGCTGTTGCCGATAATGCTGGTACATTTGTTGCCGCTGTTTCAACAACCCCATCAGCAACAACAGGCGATGTACGCGGTACATTCCTCCCAAGCACCGCAGCAAACGGTACTCGCCGCCTTGTGATTGCTATTGGAATGACAGCTATTCAGGCTGGTCCAAATGCTACAAAGGCTGGCGCTATTGGTGTCACTCCTGCTTAATTAAGATGGGGGAGCATAGTCTCCCCCTTCATTTACATGGAGAGAGCTAATGGCTGATGCAGTAACTACACAAACGCTCCTTGATGGAGATCGTCTTGTCATTCAAAAGTTTACCAACATTTCTGATGGTACGGGTGAAACCGCTGTCAACAAGGTGATTGTTGCCAACCTTGCCGTAAACCAGTTCGGGGCGGCCTGCACAGGCGTAAAGATCAACCGCATTTGGGCAAACACTCATGGCTTGGAAGTCCGTATCCTTTGGGATGCGACTACAGATGTTTTATGCTGGATGATTCCGCAGAACAATATGTATGACATGGAGTTCAGCTCCTTTGGCGGTATGACCAATAACTCTGGCGCTGGTAAAACTGGCAATATAGCTTTTACTACGTCTGATCAGTCTGTCGGAGATATGTACACCATCATCCTTGAGTGTATTAAAACTTACGGATAATTAGCATGGCAAAGACCCCAGCGTGGCAACGAGCTGAAGGTAAAAACCCCAAGGGCGGGTTGAATGCCAAAGGCCGTGCGTCTGCTAAGGCCCAAGGCATGAATTTGAAACCTCCGGCCCCTAGTCCTAAGACCAAAAAGGATGAGGGCCGGAAGGCGTCGTTCTGTGCTAGAATGACAGGTATGAAGAAGAAGCTGACATCTTCTAAAACTGCCAATGATCCAAATAGTCGTATTAATAAGTCTCTTAGAGCTTGGAGTTGCTGACATGGACGGTTTTAAGAAGTCTGCTAAAATGTCTTATGTGGGCCACTATATTTGCGGCGGCAAGGTTATAAAAAAAGCCAAGGGCGGTATTGCTCGTGGTGAAGAGCCAATGGTTGAGCAGGAAGATATAGATTATGTTAGCCGCCAATCTGGAAAATCAAAAAAAGATATGGGCCTTCCTGTAAGTGTTTACACAAAAGGTAAATACGATTCTGAAGCATCAAAAGAGATGATGAAGAATAATAGAAAAGAAGGCACAAGCCAGCGTTTAGAAGATTTTATTAAAAAGCAAAAAGAAGACAGCAAGCGCATAGGGTATGACCTCAAGGTAGCTCCGTCAAAAAAATCTTACAAAGCACTAGGTGAAGAAGCTAAGGAGATGAAAACTGGTGGAATGGCAAGTTCAAAAAAGTCTGGTGTAAATTCTTCTGGTAATTATACCAAACCAACTATGAGGAAGGCTCTTTTTAGCAAAATCAAGGGTGCAGCTGTGCAAGGTACGGCGGCTGGTCAGTGGTCTGCTCGTAAAGCTCAGATGCTGGCCAAGCAGTACAAGGCAAAGGGCGGGGGATATACAGATTAATGAAAGCTCCACAACAATCCTTGAAGAACTGGTCTGATCAGAAGTGGCGTACCAAATCCGGTAAGCCGTCTAGTAAGACAGGTGAGAGGTATTTGCCGGAAGCTGCCATTAAGGCTCTTACTCCTTCTGAGTATGCTGCAACGACTAAGGCTAAACGTGCCGGAAAAGCCAAGGGTAAGCAGTTTGTAAAACAGCCATCTAAAATTTCTGCTAAGACAGCAAGCTACAGATAACTACGACCTAGTTTATAACGCAAATTATGCAAGGAGAGTAAAATGGACGGTTTTAAACATAACGCTAAAATGGGTAATACTGGCCATTATGCTCATGGCGGTGCAGTTATGAAGAAGGCCAAAGGTGGCGCAATGGAACAAGCATATCAAACCCAAGTCCGTCGCAATCCACGCGACAATGGCGTTGCTCTTGGACCAGATGATCGTCCTCTTGGAATGCCAACAAAACCTAAAGGCGGTGGTGCAATGGGTGGAATGGGTCCAAGACCAATCGGTAAAGGACCATTTGGTCCACGGAATCCAAATGGTCCCCGTAAGCCTATGGGTTCTCCGTCGCCTATGTCGGGTGGAATAATGACAGGGATGAACTCAATGCTCAAAGGCCCAATGGCTCGCAAAAAAGGCGGCATGGCAAAAGGCATGAAATAATGACAACCAGCGGTACGGTTTCTCAAACGGTATTCAACACCAACAACATTCTGGATCAAGCGTTCAGACGTTGTAAGGTTGCACCTGAAATCGTAACATCTGAAATGCAGCAGACGGCTTTAGACAGCCTGTATCTGCTCATTTCATCGCTGTGCAATCGTGGTATCCAGCTATGGACAGTTGAGAAGACCATTATGCCATTCTACCTCGGCAATGGTTACATCACCCTTCCGGCTGGAACTATTGACCTTTTGAACTCAAACTATCGCACTATCAACCAGTATACTGGTAATATCACAGCAAGTCAGGGAACCCCGGACTTTGCTGATGACAGTGATCTGACGACGGCTTGTACCCAGACAACCGCTAACGGATGGATTTTGCAGGACTTAACAACTCAACAAAACATCTCGACTATCGGCTTTAATATGTTCTCAGCCGGAACCTATGACATGAAAGTGGAATACTCCACTGATGCAATTAATTTTTATGATGCCCTTGTCCCCGGAGCGGTTACATACACCGCAGGAGAGTGGCAGTGGTATGATCTTAATCCTTCCATCAATGGTCAGTATTGGAGATTATCAGCTCTTAATGGAACTATTCTTGACGTTGCCGAGTTTGTAACGGCAGGCAACCCGACTGAAATTCCTTTGGCTCGTCTCAACCAAGATGACTATACCAACCTGCCCAACAAATCATTCCAAGGCAGGCCGTTGCAGTTTTGGCTAGATAGACAGCTTTATGCCCCAGTTATGCGTCTGTGGCCGACGCCAAACCAAGCTGCCCAGTTTGCGCAGATGGTTACATGGCGGCAACGGCACATTATGGATGTAGGAACTCTGATACAGACCATTGAGCTTCCACAGCGTTGGGTAGATGCAATTGCATGGGAACTGGCCCACAGGCTTTGCTATGAGCTTAATGAAGTAGATATTGCAATGGCTGATCGTCTTGCTCCACGGGCAAGTGAAGCTATGAGCTTTGCATTTATGGAAGAGAGAGACGATTCTCCATTTATGATTTCACCAAATATTTCAATGTATACGAGGTGATTTATGCCAATATTCCTTGATACGAGGGGGCGCTCAACTCTTGGAATTGGCGTTTGTGATCGTTGCAATAGAAAAATGTCTATTGAGGATTTGTATTCAGACCCTAATTCTCCGGGGCTGCGCGTATGTTTAATAGACCGCGATGAGTTTGACCCATACCGTTTGCCTGCTCGTCAACCTGAACGGATTTCGTTGCCGTTTGTCCGGCCTGATATTCCAATCAATACACAACCAGCTGGTATTTTGACTGAAAACAATGACCAGTTTATTATTACTAATGATAATGATGAGTTCCTCACATAGATTGAAAATACACAATGACAGTCCCATCAAATCTAATTCCGGTAACAATATCAAATCTGCCCATTGCGACAGCGCCGCAAGGAACAGACTTGACTATTATTGTTCAAGATGGCTCTACCAAGCGCACTAATATTGCAGCTTTTGTAGGGGCTGTTGCTGTTCCTTCAACGCGGATAATAGCATCTGGGACAGGATTGTCTGGTGGTGGTGATCTTACTCAGGACAGGACGCTATCTATTACTGCAACAGGGGTATCTTCCGGAACATATGGTTCATCAGCTCAGGTTCCAGTCCTTACAATAAATGCTCAGGGGCAGATAACAAACGTATCTACATCGAGCTTCTCGGTAGCTTTTAACAATATTACTGGGTTGCCAACTACCCTTGCTGGGTATGGCATCACCGACGCCCAACCTTATAGTGCCAATCTTCAAGCATTTTCAAATCTTGCAAGTACGGGTTTAGTAGTCAGAGATGGAATCGGCTCAGTAATTAGCCGCTCGCTCATTGCAGGTACTGGCATTAATGTCAGCAATGGCAATGGTATTTCCGGTGATCCTACTGTTGCGCTTGCCAACACAGCAGTTTCACCCGGAACTTATGGAAGTTCTACATCTTCACCAGTCTTTACTGTTAACCAGCAAGGCCAAATAACTTCATCAGGATCGACAGTTATTACACCTCAATGGTCTAGCATAACATCGACGCCAACTACATTATCTGGCTACGGTATTACAGATGCAGTGCCAATAACTCGCACAGTAACTGGTTTAAATTCTGTTTCAGGCGGCGGTGCGCTCAGTGGTAATATATCATTATCATTGTTAAACGATGTCGCTTCTCCGGGGGTTGGAAAATATTACGGAACAGACGTTTCAGGAACTCGCGGTTGGTATGTGTCTAGTGCTGGAGGAACTGTTACCCAAATTAATACTGGGACTGGTTTGACTGGTGGCCCAATTACAAGTTCTGGCACAATCAGCATTGCTACTACGGGTGTAACAGCAGCTTCCTACGGTTCTTCAACATCTATTCCATCGCTTACTGTTAATGCTCAAGGCCAGTTAACGGCTGCTGCTGGAAACGTAGTTATAGCTCCAGCCGGAACGCTTTCCGGAACAACACTTAATTCAACGGTAATTTCATCTTCCTTAACTAGTGTTGGAACGATTGCAACAGGAACTTGGAATGGTTCAGTTATAGCTGGCCAATATGGTGGCACAGGCGTAGCAAACACTGGAAAAACTATAACAATAGGTGGAAATTTTACAACTTCTGGTGCGTTTACAACGACACTAACAGCAACAGCCAACACATCTGTTACTCTCCCTACATCTGGAACACTTGTTAATACAACGGTAGCAACTCTTTCCAGCCTGTCTTCTATCGGGACAATAACAACAGGAACTTGGAATGGTTCAGTTATAGCTGGCCAATATGGTGGCACAGGCGTAGCAAACACTGGAAAAACTATAACAATAGGTGGAAATTTTACAACTTCTGGTGCTTTTGCAACAACATTTACAACAACCGGAATTACATCATTAACACTCCCTACAACGGGGACCGTTACAGCATTAGGCAATGCTACGATTGGCTCTGGTTCTATTGTTTTAGCCTCATCACCAACGCTTGTTGCTCCTAATCTTGGAACGCCCACAACCCTTGTCCTCACTAATGCTACAGGTCTGCCTTTAACAGCGAGTGCGGGTGTTACGGGTATTCTCCCAGAAATAAATGGTGGAACTGGATTGAGTTCGCTTGGTACGGGCGTAGCGACGTTTTTGCAAACGCCGACCTACACTAATTTATCCACTGCGGTCACAGGTGATACAGTAGTTGGTGCTGCTGCAACGCAGACGCTAACAAATAAAAGGGTAACTCCCCGAGTTTCGACAAGCACTCTAAATAGTGCAACACCGACTCTGAATACTGATGACTTTGATATGATGGTTATCACGGGTCAATCAGTAACGATTACCAGTTTTACAATGACTGGAACGCCTACAAACGGTCAAAAATTGTGGATTTCAATTACTGGGACAGCGGCTGTTGCTATTACTTCTTTTGGTGCTTCATTCGAGGCTTCTACCGTTTCTCTGCCAACAACAACGGTTGGTACGAATAGATTAGACATTGGTTTTGTATGGAATGCCACGACCCTCAAGTGGCGGTGTGTGGCTACAGCGTAAAGGATCAAAAATGACAATTACAGTTTTGGATAATGGTTGGATTTCCGATAGTTTTACGATTGGTGAATCTCCATCACTTACGGATGCTATTGTTATGCCGCCTAATCAATATAATGCTTTGACGGCTGACCAGATAGAGGCGATGAAACAAGATAGATACGACAAATGGATCGTTATGATCAAGGAAGCATCTGCGGAGATCATAGATGGTAGATAAATATTGGGTCGGCGGCGCGGGTACTTGGAACACAATAAGCACCACTAATTGGTCGTTGTTCTCTGGCGGTATTGGCGGTGCGCCAGTTCCAAGCGCGTCTGATAATGTTTTCTTCGACCAAGCAGGAACGTATGTAGTAACTGTTACGGGCGCACTAGCTTGTCTTGATTTTACGGTTTCTCTTGGAGTAGTCACATTTACTGTTAGCGGTAGTTCAACGATAGCTATTTCCGGTAGTTTGTCACTTTCCTCTGGAACTGTTGGTACTTGGGCATCCGGTTTTGCATCTACCTTCAATGCTACAACATCAAAAACAATATCAACTAATGGTGAGGCTATAGGTGCGCCAACATTTGATGGTGTTGGAGGGACTTGGACTCTCAGTAGTGCATTTGCAGTAAATAACGGAACACTTACATTAACAAAC